ATAATGTTGATGATCTCTAAGTCTATACTTGTTAGCCGGCTGTATAGTCATTTACTTGATGTCACCGATGGACTTTCCGTAGTTGGCAAGTTCTGCCAGTTTATCAGTCTTGTCCACCTTCTGATACTCATGATCCAAATACTCACGCACGTCCTGTTCCTTGTAGAATACCTTGCGCCCCAGCTTGTAGAAGGGAAGCAGTCCCATACTGCGATGGCGCTGGATGGTTCGCTTGCTGGCGTTCAGCAGCAAGCAGAGGTCTTGGGTATCGTAGATGCGCTCCTGCTTGTGTGGTTCCTGTTCTACGGGCGTCACACGCTGAAGCAGTTCACCGATGGACTCCTGCTGTGCGTCAAGGCGACTGGCAATCTTCTGGAAGCAGTCGCTGATGTGGTTTATTATCTGTTCTTCGTTCATGACTTTATTCTCTTTTGATTATTACTTCGATTTTGTCTCGCTTGAAAGCTTTCGGGTGCAAAGGTCACCAAATTCCAGAAGGTTATTTTCATACTATGTACATACTATGTAATAATTTTCTTGGAAAAAGCTCAGGAAGGAGTATTTGACGGGCATTCGCAAGCGTCAAATGCCGCCATTGCAGTGACTTATATCGTCAACGGGGATTGGCTCCATTGCTTCGGATGAGTCATGGCTTACCTTTGCCAATGTCGAAAGACAAGTACATAGATTCGTTAAACATAAACAAAAACAAGGTAAAGCAATGGAAATCGTAATGATTGAGAAGCGTGCCTTCATGGATTTCATGGCAAGTGTGGAGGCGTTCTTCGACGGCATGGCTGACATCAGCCGCCGCCTGACGAACAGGGAAGTCAGCGAGTGGGTGGACACCGCTGACGTGTGCAGGGAACTGAAACTGAGCGTGTGCAGGGAACTGAAACTGAGCAAGCGCACCGTGCAGACGCTGCGCTCAACGGGCAAGCTGCCTTACACGAGGTTCAACCACAAGACGTACTACAAGCTGGAGGACGTGATGAGGGTCTTGGAGGAACACAAGGCACTTGCCCTTAGAGAAGGAAAGGATGGTGCAGCCGATGACGAATGATGAGATCCTGACCAGTGACTATTTCGACAGGTTCCTGCGAAAGATGCGCAAGGTTTCGGACGTTCTTGCTGACAGGACGAAGGACATCAAGCCGATGTTTGGAGGGACACGACTGCTGACTGATTCGGAAGCCTGTGCCATCCTGAAGGTGGGCAAGCGCACGATGCAGGAGTACCGCACCAACGGCATCGTGCCGTACTATCTGATTGCAGGGAAGGTGCTCTACCGGGAACAGGACTTGGAGGAACTGCTGCAGAGGCACTACAAGAAGCCGTTTGCAAGGAGATGAGCACACAATAGTAAAACGAAAGAAACCCGTATCAGGCTAAGTGCTTGGTACGGGTTTTCTTCGTGATGAGAGGTCTGCCTATCGTGGCAGTTCCACCGTCAGGCAGACGTTTTTGTACATCGGTCTGCCCATCAGTCGGTTCATGATCTCACGCGCGATACTATTATTATATATAGAGCGTATCGTGCGGAACACGACGGCTGACGGGACGAAAAGCATATCCGCTATTTCGTCAACCGTCATCCAGACATCCTTGTCGGGCATGGTGATAATTCCGCCCTCGGTCATTCTGATGATGCCTCGCTCAAAGACATCCTTGGGAATCATTGAAAAGTTTGCCATAGTTGTTGTATCGCTTTAATTGTTATTGCTCCAGTGTACTCGTATCAAGCAGGATTGCCGTGTTCCTGTCAAGACGGGAGAGTCCCTTTTCCTTTCTGCGCTTTATCAGCCTGTCCATATCCCTGCCGATGTTGTCATCGGTAATCTTGGCGTATGTCTGGGTGCTACGGATATTGTTATGGCCCATCATCTTCGCGATGCTCTCCACACAGATGCCTTCGCCAACCAACATCGTACCGAAAGTGTGCCGGGCCTGGTGTGGCGAGAGATTTTCCTCACGACCGATGGCAAAGCCTATCTCATGGACGTGAAACCATGCCTCGTCACGGTTGGGCAGGGGGAACACGGGCCTCGTGTCATCAGTGGTATTGTACAAGTCAAGTATCTGCTCTGCAATCGGGTGCAGGGGGATGAATGCTTCCACATTGGTTTTCTTGCGGTTGATGCGCAGGTAGCGGCGACCGTTTGCGGTCTTGCCTATATGGTGAGGATAGAGCAGCATGGCATCCACGTATGCAAGTCCCGTGAACATCGAGAAGATAAACCAGCGGCGAATCAACTCGCCACGTTCGGAATCCATCTTCAGGGTCAGGATCTTCTTCACGTCATCACGGGTCACGTACTTGTGTTTCGGCTCCGGTTTCTTGTAGTATTCCATGTCCTCCAACGGGTTGAAACGGATAATCTCCATGTCAACGCCAAGATATACGAGACGGTTGAGCCAGCGCAGGGCATGGTTCATCTGTGCATGACCGAAAGCCTTGTGCCTGCTCAGATAGACCTTGTAATCGTTGCCGAAGTCGGCAGTCACATCAGTCAGCGGCCAGTCTTCCCTGCCTTTCGAGACGATGAAGTCGCGAAGATAGTCCTGATAGTATCGTGAGGCACGATAGCTGGAACGGGACTTGATGACCTCGGAACGGACTAACAGACGCTCACGCTCCCATTCGCCCATCGTCAGCAGGGTGGTGGGCTTCACCACCTTCTTATCGATGAGGTTTTTCAGTATCTCAGCGCTCACTACGCCCTGGTTTTTCACCTGTTCGTCGTAAAGTTCAGTCACCTGTCGCTTGAACTCTGCCAGTTGGCGGTTGGTTCTTGTACTATTGGTTTCTCCCTTCTTTGCATCCCACGTTTCGGGGATGCAGCAGATGCCCGTGTTCACTACTGCGTTCTTTGCGTCGATGCTGATACGGCAAAGTACGGCTGTTGTGCCGTCTGCCTTCACACGGCGACGGTCAATGTAATAAAGGATGTTGAATGTGCTACGCATAATCTTCTTTTTTAGTCTGTTTCAATACAATGTAAGTTTCATATCCTTGGTCGCCTCGATGAACTTGTCCATGTCATCGAAGAGTTTCTGAGGGGTCACTTTTGCATACACCTGAGTCGTCTCAATGTTAGTATGGCCGAGCATACGACTGATGGTTTCAATGGGTACACCTTCTTCCAAGGTGATAAGGGTCGAGAACGAGTGGCGCCCCATGTGGTATCGCAGACCTTTAATGCCAAGTCTCAGTCCGATTCCCCTGATATGAGCCATCAGGGCATGTGTCTCAATATGGGGGAATAGCGTTTCGCGATTGTCATCATGATACTTCGCAATCAGTTCAAGAGCCTCCGGCAGCAGTTTCACCGCTGCCTGCATCTGATTCTTCACTCGCTTGTATTTCAGCCAGAGGTCACCGTTCTTGTCACGCACCAGGTTCTCACGGGTAATGGTCACGGCATCACCGTATGGCACACCCGTGTAGCAGGCGAACAGGAACAGGTCACGTGCAAAACGATGCTGGGGACGCTTTTCTTCAATCTCCATGTCACGGACAGCCTCAAACTGTTCCTTGCTCAGTGCCTTCGGAGTATTGCACTTCCTTACGGGGAGTTTGAAGTGTGCGAAATACTGCTTGTCAGTATGCCCTTCCTTGAAGGCCATGCGGCAGGCTTTCTTCAAGTGTGCCAGATAATGCTTGGCAGTGTCGATGCTGTTTCCTACTTCATCGGTCACATAGTCCTGAAAGTCATAGATGAACTGTTCAGTCAACTGCCCGAAAGCAAGGTCACTTGTCTTGTACTTGGCTTGAATAAACTCCTGTAGGCGAAGCCGCATGTAATGATACTTGCTGAGTGTCCCCTTCTTGCGATCAACTCCAACACGGGCTTCCATATCGGCATACATCTTGTTCACGGCATCCATTAGCGTCATCTGAGTCTTCACACTGCACTGAAACATTTCCTTCACGTCGGTTGCAGTAAAATTCACCTGACGTGCAACAAGAGATTCAAAAGCCGAGTTGACGGCAAGTAGCAACTTCTCAATGCGCTCATTCGTCTCTACAGCCTCCTTGCTCTTGCCGTTCAGTCGGCTTTCACGGGGATTCCACAGTTCCGGCTTGCAAGACAGCTTGCATGAGAACTGGCTCATAGTGTCGTTGAGGGTGATGCGTCCCATGATAGGAGCCTTGCCCTGCTTGTCCAATCCGCTCTTTTTGAGGTAGAGCAACACCTTGAATTTGGATACTTCCATACGCATTACGTTTTTTGAGTGCAAAATTACTTTTTTCTGAAGTATCCTCTGGTGGCAGGTGAACGCAGATGGAAGAGACTATATGCCTCGAAAAAACAATCTTTCATTTGCTGCCGTTAGCATACTCCGTTTCGGTAACTGAGTCGCTAACGGATAGGTAACTGAACTATTGCTTTCAGCCGCTTTCCCTTGCACTTTCCGCAAAGTGCGGATTTCTCCCAAACCACTGATTTCTACCGCTTTAAGTTTCTAACTGCTTCCATCTGCCTTCCGCTGATTTCGGGTTTAACTACCACTGTTTCAGGCACAGTTATGCGACGCTACAACTTACAAATGGCACTGACATCTTTACCGTCAGCAAAATGATGGGACACACAAATGTCAAGACCACTCAAATATATGCA